TTATCAAATAATCTGAAATGATTGTCAGATATCATTTTAACATAGTATTCATCCCTATCTTCTAAAGGAACTACTCTACTATTACCAGACTTATAAAGAACTTTATCACCATCCTTAAATCCATGATTCGTTATTTTGATTGTATCATCTGTAATATTAACATCAGAACTTTGGAAATATAAAGGGTTAACTATAGTTTTTCTAGCTACAGTATCATATTCTACATTCTTAGTGACTGTTGTATTTGGATCAATATTAATAGTTACTATATCATTATTCTTCAACTCATGTGGTTCAGATGTAACAACAGTTACATCAAATTTATCCACAAAACCTTCATGTATTTCATTAGTAGTTTTAAATTGATGGTCATCATAAACCGTAGTATTTCCACCAGCTGCACCTATAGTTGCAAAATATAATGATTTTGATGTAGATCCAATACCAACTCTAGTTGTTTGAATACCAAACAAGTCATTAGTCTTCTTAACTGCATAAACAAATTGACCATCAGTAAGACTAAATGATGCACCCATTCCAACATTTTGAGATACTTGTAATCCAGCAGTTGCATTTGGACTCTTAAAGTATTGTAATTTTTGACCTGTAACAAATCCATGATCTTTAAAAGTGATTAAATTATCACAATTGGATCCTGGCTGAGTATTATGTGGTCTATTTTGCGGATCTCTATCATATAAAACAGTATTATCTTTAGCAACTACTCTAGCAACAGAAACATTACCATAAGGACCAGACTCTGTTTTTATTACAGTTCCAATACCAATACTACTTTGTGGATTAATTGTTATTGTATAATTGTCACCTATTCGTAAATCAGTTGCAATTCCAGCACTAAATGTAAATCTTTTTTGATCAACAACAACAGATGTTCCTGCATCAAACCAAGTATTTCCAATACCAGTTTGTCTTCTAACTTTATATCTATCAAAAAATGTACTATATTCTATTACTTGAACTTTTTCTTTTGTTGAATCATCATCATCACCAATAATTAACCAATCACCAACGCTAATAGTATCATCACTATCACGAGATGCAGTTTGTTGAGTAAGATATAATAAAGCAGTACGACCAGTAGAACCAGCATGACCAGCTATAGAAGATATTCCAACACTTAATTTAGAAGTAACTGATGATACTCCAATAATTTTATGACCTTCAAGAAATCTAAGTTCACCAGTTCCTATACCAGAAATATTAACAAGATCTCCATCCTGCAATCCATGTGCAGTTGAACCTATACCTACTCCTAATCCATTTTTATAATTAAATTCAAGATGTTCAACAGTAGTCTTTGCATAAGTTATATCTACAATACCTTTTCCAGCAATGGTTCTTACTTTTGCAGAAACACCATGACCTCCACCAGTATTACTATTATCAAATCTTAATCTATCTCCTACCTTATAATCAACGCCTGGTTCATGAACTGATATTGAAGTAATACCAGTCATATTAGTATTTCTAATAGTAAATTCGGTATCATTTATATTATTAGAAACCAAATAATCATAACTAGAACCAATAAATCCAAGTCTATATGGCAGAGTATTTCTTATTATATTTCCACTATTAAGTTTTGAAGTAGATTGTAATGATAACGCCTGAACATTTGAATCAATCCTATTAAATTGATAACTATTCAATATAAATGGAAATACTGGTTTTCTAGTACTATCAAATGGAGCTACACTTCCATCCGTATCTGAGATAGTACAGAAATATGCATATACACCATTAGGATATTCTGGAGTTTTACCAAATCTTCCATTATTTTCATCCAAATCACCACTTGCAGTATAATCAAAATCTTCAATAAAGGATTCTAATGGAAATTCTGTGGGTCTATTAGATCTACTTACAGCAGTATATCCAGATGTTAACCTACGAACAGCACCTCCAGTAGGAGTATTATATCCATATGGACCATAAATTGGACAACCATCATATGCCCATCCAACAATAGGAGAATGCTCCACTACACCCTTTTCATCAAAATTAGTTTCAATACTATCATCAAGTAGTACTCTCAATCTTCTAGGAAGATAAGCAGATGTAAATTTCGATTCATACTCTGGATTTTGACTTGGTAAAATTATACCATCATCAGAAGGATTGATTGATTCTTGATATCTAGCAATTGTAGTCATATTCCACTGTTTCAGATCCGCTCTGAATACAGCTCCAACGCCAGGAGATTTAACTCTTACTGTTGTATCTGGAATTGTTGTATAATCCTTACCAGAATCAATAATATTAATTGCACCAAGAGTACCATCTGCATTCACATTGGATACAAGTTTTCCATATTTACCCTGACCTTCAACAATTAAATCTGGAGGAGAAACATAGCCTTTACCATCGATCTTTGTAAATGCATCAGTAATTGAACCATTTGTTATAGAAACATCAACTAAACCACCAAGACCATTAGATATAGTTACTAATGGTCTTCTATGTGCATTAATAGTATCTGAAGATCCATATCCAACTCCAGTATTAGTTAAATGAATATCTGTTATACTACCTCTACATACAGGTCTTATTACTGGGAATGAAACAGCAGTATTACCAACTCCAGAAATAACATCCATAGAAACAGATATATCTGGATATTTAAACGTATGAGTACCTGCACCAACGGAATTTATATCAACATATAAACCCTTACTATAATTTACTGTAGTTGCTGTAGTTCCAAACTGATCCGAATATAAAGTATTAATATAATCACTACCTGCACTACAAAGACGGAATCTATCTTCATCCAATTTAATTATCAAATATTTTACTGTAGTAGATAATCCACTTATTGCAGTACCAGTATGACTATATTCAACCAGATCACCATTTCTAAATCCATGATTTTTATGGAAAATATAGTTATTTGCAATACTTACACCTGATCTTATATTTGATCTATTAGCATAATCCACTGCAGGGTGAGCATTAGAATTAACTAATACTTTTCTATTAGAATATCCAAATCCAGAATTTTCAACTACAATTTTATCAATAACGTTTCTGAATGTAGTCGATTGTATTTTATGTGTTCCAATGGATGTATTTGTAATTGTAACCGCATTAATTCCAGAAATAGCATTTTCAAAAGTATTCATTAATGCAATTTGTTTAGAATTGCCAGATACGTTATGAACATAATAAACAGATTTATCAATCAAGCCAGGAATTTGTTCATTATTCTTAGATTTCTCATATATAACTTCCTCACCATCAAAGAATAAGTGATCATCTGCAAAAGTGATTCTTCCAGCAGGACCACTAAGTGTCAGCGTAACCTGTCCTGAGACGTACCCAGAACCGCCTGAGACAACCGTAATACCACTTACCTGACCATTTGCATTGATAGCTGCAGTTAATTGTGCATCAGCGCCTGTATGTGGATTTGTCGTACTAACTGTAACTGTTGGTGCAGTGATATATCCACTTCCAGCATTTACTATATTAACACTATTTTGAATTACTCCACTAGAAATACTAACTGATACTGTAGCTTGTGTATTAAGAGTTACATCAACATTAGCGTCAAAAGTTCTAGAATTTCTAATAGCTTTTAATCTTGGATATGCAGTTGCACCATGACCATTACCACCACTTATAGAAATATTTGGTACATTTCTTATATCATAACCACCAGATATAACTTCTATATTTTTAAATGAACCTTCAATAACGGCATAAGCAGTTGCACCAGTACCTACATTATCCGAAATGTGTATATTAGGTGGTTGTATTACATCGTAATCATCACCACCCCTTTCAACGTCTATATGTTCAATTGGCCCATAAAATACATTATCTCCAGACTGATTAGAAAATATTTCTACTCCATTAACAAACATTCCAATTGGTTCATTTTTAATATCCCGTGTATCTACTTTTACTTCTGGAGTAATTGGAAATTCTCTTATAAAATTCTGATGTTTTAAATTCTTATCACTAAGTTCTTCAGGTATTATTGTATGTGTGGTGGAACTTGCTGTAGAATTAATATTAATATGTTTCTTTGCGGCTGCATCAAGAACACTCCTTGATAACTTAATATAATTAACATCTTCTTTTATTACCGCATAAGCAAATCCTGTACTAAGTCCAGATACAGCAACATCACCTTCTGATGGATTATATCGTACTAATTCTCCAGTTTTAAAATTATGATTTGGTATATTAATCTGATTTGCCCTGTCTGTATGACCTACTCCACTAAACCCATTAAATGTTTTTGATCGATGATCAGCACTTATTTCATAGCCTGGTAAAGAACCAGATGTTACATATGCCGTTTTATTATCATCACTAATATATGTGTTCTGTACATTGGCAACAAAATTAGATACATTTAATCTATTATTAAGACTACTAGCATATCTTAATTTTCTTCCAACTTTATAAGTTTTTGTTTTGGATAAAGTACCTGTTTTATTTGTAATTGTAAATTTAGTTGGATTTGGAATACTATCAACTTTACCAGTTACATTATCTGGAGTACCTACAGCACTTCTAAGAATATCATATATTATTACATCATCTCCTATCTGCAATTCATGTGGTGTGCTCGTATTTACTTCACCACTATATGTACTGTCATCCACATTAGATAATGTAGTTGTTCCTTGAAGATATGTAGCTACATCAGTCTTAATTTTAACATTATGAATCCAACTATTCAATTGTTGAATATTTGGATCAGATACTAATCCCAATTGTCTAGGATATACAATATCTTCAGTATGTGTATGTGCAATATCATCAATATTTGCACCAGTAACTACATTAGTTAATCTGAAGAAAACAGGTTTTTCAATATTTCCATCCTCATATGCAAATATTGTTCTAGATGATCTAACAAAATCACCATCTGTATATGAAGAAGATATACCAGTTACGCCATAAAATTGTGTAGATGTTTTAGCACTATAAGTTGCAATACCTACAGTGAGACCAGCTCCAACATAAACAGTTCCCTTATCTGGGAATCCAAGTGTAGAATCTACGGTAAGAACTGTATCACCAACACCAGTATTGCTATTATATGCAACATTATCAACAAGTTTAGAGGCACCTGTAGCTTCAAACGCACCAACAATTGATCCTCTACTTAAACTTATAAGATAATAATCCTTATCGTCTTTAGGGAGATACTGAATATTAAATATTGATCCACTAGTTGCGGTATTATCGGTTTGAAATAATGTTTGACCTACTACATTATTGGGATTTCCACTTATAACTTCAGCTACTAAATCAAAAGTTTTGACATAATCTGCATCAGAAGGTGCAAATAAGTAATCAATTGGTTTTATTACTTCAGCTTGATCGTTAAAAAGTACCCCAAATAGGATTTTTATAGCTTCATCAGTACCTTTTGATGCATAAAAATCTTTAGCTTGACGTAAAAAATTAGCTTTATCGACTTTATTATGTAATTCTCTGTCTTCAAACCCTGGCAAAAATTGATTTTTTGTTTTTTTCCAAAATTCTTGTAAAAATAAGTTACTTAGATTAGTAACTTTTGAAAGACCCTCATGTTTTACAGCATTTGACTCAGAAAATACTAAATTTTCTGTACTTGTTGGTTCATGTAAATTATCTACACCACAAAAACCACGTACACAACCTACAAATGAGGTATCTGTCTTACTAGTATATGTAATTATTTCATTATCTATCTTCAAAAGACCATAATCTGCAGGCCAACCTTCCGTTGACGATACAACTATAGTAGAATCATAAGAGTTTACATCGTTAGTACAAGTAGTAAACCCAACAAGTTCACTATTTTCATTAAATGTATCTACTTTTTGATACTCATTAAAATTAGTAGCAATATCAATGGATCCACCTTGATATTCCTGTGAAATATAGTATTGTTTTAAAAAGTCCACAAATTGTGGATTATCCTCAGCTACAAAAGAAGGCAATTGACTTCTTACGAGTTTATTAATTTGGACTTTTTTGGCGGTAGTGTCTATACCCATTATTACTAATTTTAGTAGCTAATTTCTGTTGATGTAGTAGATATATCCGATGTGGAAGTATATCTGTCAGAAGTAGGAGCGGAAGCCGTCTTCCTTATGTAGGCATCATCCGTAAAGCTAGATGTGGAGATGAATCTAGAACCAGAGGTATCTGCACCAGATGAAATAATATCCTCAATACAACCAATATCACTATCAGGGATAGAAAGTTGAACATATAGATCCTTTAATCCAATAATATCATTAGATTCAGGAATAGCTTGTATTTCAATCACATTATCGGGTTTATCGGTAGAAATAATCCGTATTGTATCTATAAGAATTTCACCAATGTCATATTTAACTGTTCCTGCATTGGCAATTACAGTTTCAACCTTACCTTCAGTAGTTAATCTAAAGACAACTAATCTACCAGTCTTTTCATTAACATATTGATCACCAAAATAACAAGTACCATTAACTCCATTTACATTAAACCCAGTAGATTTAATGTTGTAACCTTCTCTACGATTATGGAATCTATTACCAAAACATAGCTCATATTGTGCAAAATTAGCAACATCAGCGTCTAAATTGCGTCTTATAATCACTTTTGTAATATTTGAGGTAACTGCAGCACTACTTTCGTCAATAATTTTCAAAATTTTACTATATTTGAATCTTCCACCGAATTTATTCAAATCTGCAGATTTTGAATAAATTTCAAGTGAATTTCTAATATTTGTCTTCAAATTATTGACATCTATAACTGAATTTGCGTTATAATAAACTGTAGAATCCAATTCAATGTATAAAAACTTCAAATCTACAAATTCTTGTCTAATTCCAGCTACAGAATAGCTTTTTAACTTATTAATTAGTTGTCTTTTGTCAAAATCGGAGATAAATCGTCCATTTTTGGGTTTTATTGACAAAAATACCTTTCCATATTGAGGTGGACTAATATCCTCACCTCCATAAGCAGTTACACTCTCTGCATTTGGAAAAATTGTTGGAATTATCGCTTCATAATCATTAGTTGTCACTGCCCGATGTTGTGCAGAGTAAACTCTTGGTGCTAAATTGCGAATTGTGTCTATATTTTCAACTTCTGCACCATTTCTAGCACTTTCATTGGTAATTATGTCAGAAACACCACTAGTAATTACTGCACCATCATTATCAACCAATTTTCCAGCAAAAGTGAAGTTGGCCACACCATTTCCACCCTTACCATCACATACAAGATAAGAAACATCTATTGCATTACCATTTTCTAACTTTTTACCTAACACTCCATCACCAAAAAGAAGTTCATATTTCTCATCTTGTACTTCTTGTATTAGATATGTCTCTGAAGAAGTAGTAATTCCCACAATATTGTCAAGTTGAGCATACGTTTTCTTAGTTCCTGATGACACACTATCTCTTACATCAACTCTTATGGTAGATGTATCAACATACGCATTAGGAATAATGAATCTTTGATTTGGTTGTGATGCATCAACAACAAATTGTTTCTGTAAATAGGTTCCTTGCTTAATTGGAATGGTAAATGATGCAAAATCATCAGTTACAGGCGATATATAGTCCTCTGAAGTGCAGAAAGTATAGTTAGTATTACCAAAATCACCCAAGCCAAACAGTCCTGCCTTGAGTGTTACACTAGATATATCACTATTTTGACCTAAATCTACAGTAAATGTTATGTTTGCGGTTGAAGCACGTCTTGAAGAGGGTACATAACCAATATTTCTTGCTAATGCAACTACATTTTCTCTTAAAGTTGCACTATCAATGAACGCCTCATTGGCGACCATGTTAGTATTATATGCTGTAGTATAGGTATTATACGCTAAAAGGTCAATTAATATTGATAAATTGGATCCTTCGAAGTCAAAATCAGTGAAATCTGAGTTGGCTCGCAAATATTCACGTAAAGAAACCTTAACTTCCTCAAAATCTAGGGTAGTATATTGTGTTAACGCCATTATTCTCTAGTTGGTTGAAGGATAAATGAAATTTCTTGAGGTGAAGCCTCTTGACCAATGATATCGTAAGCAATTGTTACTTCTAGTTCATTAGTATCTGGAGGATTATCAACTAAAACATTAGTTAATTTCACTCTAGGCTCAAAGTTAGTGATAGTAGTTTCAATTTGTGTTCTAATAGTCGTTACAAGACTATTATCAACGTTCTCAAAAAGACTAGCTTTAACTTGAGACCCTATCAAGGGGTTAAAAAACCGTTCTTCATTAATCGTTTCAACAAGATTTCGAACAGATCTCTTTATTGCATCTTCATTACGAAGTGCTAACACATCATTAGTTACAGGATGTCTCCTAAAACTTAGAGAAATGTCCTTAAATGCACGAGATTTTTGTTGTCTAATGAGTGGCATCTATCGATACAGTTTTCCTCAATATATTTATACAACTTGATAAAAAGTATATTTCAAAAACAGTTCTTCACCCTTTTTAATGGGTTTAATAGTCCTCATATAGTATATATCACCCCATTCTTGCTTTTCAAACCATTTAATGCAGTTAGGATCATCACTATGATTTACAAACCCACCTAAAGGAGTTCTCATGATCTCTTTATCTACTACAACGTGAGATACACCCAATTTAACGTCACAGGGTATATTTTCAGTAGCAAAAATACCCTGTCCTGCGATAGGGCTATCTTTAATATGTAAAAATGATGGTAGTGCTTGGTATGTCATTTTCTTCCCCAAATTTGTAGGGTAAATCTATTTTGTTGTGATACTGGAGTGACTGAATGAAATTCTTGAATATCATTAACTACCATCAAATTTCTTTGTGGGAGAATAGTTTTCCATTCTTGTGTATTATTGTCTTGCCATACAAACCACCCACCATAATCAGGATCCCATACATCATTCATGTATATTGTAATACCATAACCTTTTCCAGTATCATTATGGAAATTTATACCTGAATTAGGTTGCCATATCATATACTTAGCAGAAACATTACATTTAGATATGTCACGTATATTTCGTTTTAATTCATTTGTAATCATCTGAGTTGTCTCAGATAAAATTCTAGATGCCATTATATCCGAACCAGTATAATAAGGGCCTTCACTTACCCACCATGATTCCTTTTCTTGTAACCTAGATTCAAGTTCTTTTTTACAATAGGAAAATACATCTTCATTTAAAGCATTTTCTACTACCCTCATTTACTTTCCCTGACCTCGGTATTTTTTCCTTGCCTTATTTCGAGAGGTTGCGCTGTATTTACTATGTTTACCGAACCCCTGTCGAGATTTTTTGGGTATCGCTTCTACGAAACTACCACCCATTACTGATCGTTTAACCTTCGCCATCTTTTACCTCCAAAGTAACTGTGTCTGGGTGAGGATCCC